CATGGAATCTTAGGTTGCAATAATCATGGGGAAGATGTATACTAATGAGGTATGGCTTAAAAAAAGATATCATATGGATAAAAAATCTCCAGAAGATATTGCTAAAGAGTGTGGGGTAAGCGTAGAAACTATCTATGTATACCTTGCTAAATTTGGTTTAAGAAAGAGTAGGCGATGAGCGAAGACAAGTTTCATATTACGGTTGATCAAGTAAATCACCCTGTCCATTACACGTCTGACCCAAGTGGTGTAGAGGCTATACAAATTACAAGACATAGAAACTTCAATATTGGCAACGCCATCAAGTATCTTTGGAGGGCGGGCATAAAGGATGAAGCCAAACACATAGAAGACTTAAAGAAGGCAATATTTTATATTCAGGATGAAATCAATAGACTAGAGGGAAAATATGTCAGACACTGAAATTGAATTAGTTAAACATCTTGATGAAGTAAATAAGGTTGTTGAAGAATATCTAAAAGGTCATGATCCGACTAAGATATCTAAAGATCTTGCTATTCCAAGAACTCGTGTGGTAGCACATTTAAATGAATGGAAAACCATGGCATCTGCAAACGATGCTATTCGTGCTCGTGCAAAAGATGCTTTAGTGGCAGCAGATGCACATTACACAAGATTAATACAGCAAGCCTATGAAGTTATTGATGATGCAACTACTACAGCAAACCTGACTGCTAAAACTAGTGCAATTAAACTTGTAATGGATATTGAGGCAAGAAGAATTGATATGCTACAAAAGGCTGGTTTGCTAGAAAATAAAGAATTAGCAGAAGAGATAGTTGAAATTGAGAAGAGACAAGAAGTTCTTGTTGGCATTCTTCGTGATATCGCTTCTGAGCATCCAGAGGTTCGTGACCTAATCATGCAAAGATTATCTGCAATTGCCAAAAATGGGGAAGTGATTACAGTTGTCCACCAAGTTCAATGATTTCTTTGAAGCCCTTCAAGATAATCAATTTGAAGAAACCCCTGTAGATGCAAAGACCTTTGTTGAGTCTCCAGACTTTCTAAATCAACCGCCATTGTCTGCCATTCAGTATGACATTGTTGAAGCAATGAGCCAGATCTATCGTAAAGAAGATTTGCAAATGTTGATGGGGCATGAAGAGGGCGACAAACATTTTGCTAAATATACTAAGAATGAGATTATTTTACAACTAGGAAAGGGTAGTGGAAAAGACTTTGTCTCTACTGTTGCTTGTGCCTATGTTGTTTATAAACTTCTTTGCCTTAAAGATCCTGCAAGGTATTATGGAAAACCAAGTGGTGATGCCATAGATATTATCAACGTTGCTATTAACGCTGAGCAGGCTAAAAATGTTTTCTTCAAAGGTTTTAAAACTAAGATTGAGAAGTCTCCATGGTTTGCTGGAAAGTATGATCCAAAGGTAAACTCTATTGGTTTTGATAAATCTATTACCGTTTACTCAGGTCACTCTGAGCGTGAATCACACGAGGGTCTTAACTTATTTATGGCGGTACTTGATGAAATTTCTGGCTTCGTTACAGAAGTAGGAACAGGAAATGATCAGGGTAAGACTGCTGACAATATATATAAAGCATTTAGAGGTACAGTAGACTCTCGTTTTCCAGATCTTGGCAAAGTAGTTCTTCTTTCATTCCCTCGCTACAACGGAGACTTTATTTCAAAACGGTATGAAGAAGTAATCATGGAAAAAGATGTAATAGAACGTAGATATAAGTTTGTTATTAATGAGGAACTACCAGAAGGACCAGATAATGAATTTGAAATAGTATGGGAAGAAGACCATATCAAATCATATAAGTACCCCAGAATGTTTGCATTAAAAAGACCTACATGGGAAGTAAATCCTACTAGAAAGATTGATGATTTTAAGATTGCATTTTTAACTGATATAGGCGATGCAATGATGAGATTTTTATGTACCCCCACATATTCCTCTGATTCATTCTTTAAGCAAAAAGAAAAACTAGAAAAGTGTATGACATTAAGAAATCCTATAGACAATCACAGAAGATTTGATGCTGGTTTTAAGCCAGATCCAGAAAAAATATATTATATCCATGCTGACCTTGCACAAAGACATGATAAGTGTGCTGTTGCTATCGCACACGTTGAACGCTGGGTAAACATTCAGGTAATTAAAGATTACGAGCAGGTAGCGCCAATTGTTATCGTAGATGCCGTTGCTTGGTGGGAACCAAAGGTAGAGGGTCCTGTAGATTTATCTGAGGTTAAAAAGTGGATACAGAATTTACGCAGAGAAGGTTTTAACATTGGCATGGTCACCTTTGACCGCTGGCAGTCCTTTGATATTCAGCAGGAATTAAAAGCGGTAGGCATAAAAACAGAGACTGTTTCTGTTGCTAAAAAACACTATGAAGACCTAGCCATGATGATATATGAAGAGAGAATTGCAATGCCCATGATTCCTTTATTGCTTGAGGAGATGAGTGAACTTAAAATTATGAAAAATAATAGAGTTGATCATCCACGCAAGAAATCTAAGGACTTGGCAGATGCCGTTTGTGGGGCGGTATTTGGAGCAATATCCCATACAAGTAAGGACTCTAATCTAGAAATTGAGGTTCATACTTGGAGTTCTGCCAGCCGACTTGCGGATAAGCAGAAGGCTATGGTAGAATTGGATAACAAGGAGATTCCTGAAGATATTCAGGAGTTTCTAAATGAATATAAACTAATTTAAATAAACAAGGAGAAAAATGAATTCATTTAAGAAAATTGCTCTTGGTCTGGTTGCAGCCATGACTTTGGGCACAATTGTTGCAACACCTGCAAGTGCCAACACAGTATCAGTAGCAGTAACAACGAAAGCCGTTGATGCTGACACTGGATCTGCTACAGCGCCACTTACAGTAAATGTTCCTTTTGATAATGTTATTAGCGATACCGCTACCGCAACTTCTGAGGTACTAACTCTTACAGCAACTGTTGTATCTGGAACACCAGTTACATTTGCTACAACTGGCAACGCTAAGTTGCTTACAACTCTTACTCCAGCGCCTAATTCGGCTTCTGGCGTATCTTCTTTAACAGTAACTCCAGCATCAACTACTGCTGTTGCATATCTATATACAACAAGCACAAGTGCTTCTGCTGTTACAGTTTCTGTTCTTGGTGCAAGCACAACTCTTTATGTAAAGGGTATTGCTGGACCAGCATTTAATGTTGCACTATCTGTTCCTGCTTCAGGAAATATTGGTGGAACCGTAACTGCTTCTGCTACTGTTACAGATATTTTTGGTAATCCAAAAGCAACTGCTCCAACATTCACAGCAATTAATGCAACTGCTGGTACTGTAGAAACATCTACAGTTACAACTGGTCTTTATACTTCAAAGATCACACTTCCAGCAACTGGTGGATCATCTGCTGTTGGAGCATCAATTACAGCACCAACCGCTGTTCCAACACTTGCTACTGCAGTAACATCTGCATCTGCAATTGTTTCAACAGTTGATCTTGCTGCTGCACTTGCTGCTGAGAAGGTAGCATCTGCTGCTGCACTCGCTGCTGAGAAGGCTGCTGCTGCTAAGGCTCTTGCTGATGCAAAGGCTGCTGCTGATGCAGAAATTCTTGCTCTTAAGGCAGAAGTTGTAACTCTAAAGGCTGATGCTGTAACCGCTAAGGTTGCTTCAGATAAGGCTATTTCAGATGCTAAGGCTGCTGCTAAGGTAGAACTAGATGCTGTTAAGGCTGAGAATGCAAAGGCTCTTGCTGATTCAAATGCTGCAATTGCTGCAATGAAGAAGGCATTCAATGATCTTGCTAAGAAGTGGAATAAGAAAAACCCTTCAGCAAAGGTTACACTTGTTAAGTAATTAACAAATTAAAGACTAGGGCGCAGAGAAATCTGCGCCTTTTTCTTTATAATGGTATAATATGATTAACTAACTAGTTAATTAGGAGTGCCCTAAATAAACAAAAAAATCCTACGCATAATCACAGTGGTGGGAATTTTATTTGCAAGTCTTTTTGGTTTTCCAGAAAATGCACACGCAACTTGTGTCAACTATATTCAATCACAAACCATAGCAGCAGCATATGAAGGCGATGCTGAACCTATAGTGCATCATATGGATACTTGCTCAGGTGACGACACATCTTATCAAATACCAATTGCAACCACCGTTACTTTTGACGGGGTACAGTATGAAAACATTTATGCAACAACAAACTCTATAATTACATTTGGACAACCAGATAATACATACTGGGCTTATCCAAATACACCATCTATCTCTTTATATTCAATGGACTGGTTTCCAGGAGTAAGCAATACAACTGGTTTAGATATATATTATTCAGAAGGCGGGTTTCAATTAAATCTTAATATGGTTCCATTTGGAAATTACGGAGCAGAGCCAAGCACAGTTAATATATTAGTAGCAATTACAAATACTGGTGGCTTGGCAGTTTCGTATAGTTATCAAGGACCTGAGTATCAAAATCTTAGAACTGGGGTTCGTCTGCATGATGGCTCAATAGTTTCTCTTGAAGCATGGGGTGCTACGCAAATACAGGCTGGAGATCCAACTCCAACCTTAGCACCAGAACCAATTCCAGAGCCTACGCCAACACCCACAGAAGAGCCATTGACTCCAGAAGAAGTACAAGCAGAAATTGTTGAAGCAGTTACCCTAGCAAATGACATTGCCAATCTTAATAATCTTATTGCAGCAATAAATGGCGAAGAAGTTAATGAGCCAGAACCAGAACCAACTACTGAGCCGACAGAAGAACCTGAACCTGAACCAACAGAAGAACCAGATTTTCCAGATCCAGATGTTGAAGTAGAACCAGAAGTAATTACTCCAGAGGATCCAAGATTTCCTGATGATCCTGAGCAAACTGAACCAGATGAGTCCACTCCTTCTCCAAGCCCTGATACCACAGATGGTGAAAGCGAAGAGACTGATCCAACTCCAGAGCCTTCAGAAGAGCCAACATCTCAGCCAGAGGAAACAGATCAAGGTCAAGAGCCTGAACCTGAGCAACCTGTTGAGGAAGAGCCTATAGTGCCAGCACCAGATAATAATGACACAGACGATAGTAATCCAATTTCAGCAGATGAACTTAATAAGTTAAATAAACTAATTGGACAAAACGATGCTAAGTTGGCTGCCGAATTATCAAACATGCTAACTGAATTATCCACAACAGAGGAAGAAGCAGTAGCAGAAAGTCTTGGAATTAAGGCAGAAGAAATAGCAATAATTGCAGAAGCAATTAAAGACAATCCAGCAATAGCAGTGGCATTTGTAGAGTTTGCTG